ACTCTAATGGCCCGCAAGAATATATTCGGCCACAAAGGATCCATTGATCCCGCCTACGCCCTCAAATTTGGTCATATTTGGCCGTATTTGGCGCTCTTTTCCCTTCTGCGACAACTTTATCGCGTTTGGCGTAAGCGCGTTTTAACAGCAATCTGGGTGATTATCAAGCCAATTTCAAATTGAATTAGATTTGACCCGAATTGCGGCTATTCTGAGCTTCTTTCTCAAGCCCAGTAATCAACAGATGTTCCGTCAAGGGTCGTGACCGTTTTTTACAATTGCATCGACGGCAGCAGCAACGGAGGTTGTAGTCAGCGTGATGTCCGCCAAGCTGTAAAGGAACGACGTGATCTAATGTGGCTTGCTTCCAGTTTGAATTGCGGGCGCCCGGAATAACTTTGACTCCACAGATATAGCAATGGAAATTATCGCGCTCGTAAATTTCCCAGCGGCAGACCTCAAAGCAAACAGACTTTGCTTTTCTCGCGCGGCGCTTAATCTTTTTATATCGATCTAAGCAACGGCGGCTACAGTATTTCGTAAAACGTTTCGTCAGCTTTTTATTACATTCAAAGCAGTTCGTATGCGACTTGGTTTTCTTTTCTCGTTTTTTATTTTGTTTTTTTCGATAGAGCTTTAAGTAGCAATCTCGGCAACGTCTTTGCGTCGTCGTTTTATGAATTGGCTTTCCGCAATCGCGACATCGTTTTGGTTTATTTTCAACCCAACATTTGCGACATAGCTTAGAGTTGCGTGATGTGCTTTCAACTATTGGCGCTTTACATTTCTTGCATTTATATTTTGAGCGCAACGGCTATCCTTGCCTTACTGCCCTCCAATCCAATTAATAACCAAGCGGGGAAGTTCTAATGTCAAAACTAAATAGACCGCGATAGCAAATCCCCAAAATAAATATGGTCCCTTATCTTGTTTGATCTTCCAACACAATACATTCACCTCGCGCTACCGTTTGTTTTGATGTGCTGCTATGTCGAACCTCTACGTCAAACTTTTGGATACCCGGAACTAAGTCTGCGGTTTGGGCTGAAGTTAAAGTTATCACTGCGTTGCTTCCAACCCCTACGCCCGATACCGATATTAAAGAAGCGTCAGTGTCGGCGTTTCGAACTGTCAAAACGCATGTTACTCCTGCAATATCTTTTCCAGCCGGAAACGATAGCTTATCGTGACTTGTTCCGTCGTATGCGTCCGAGCGAATTAACTCTAAGTCATAAGCAGTTGACGGGTTAACGTAAACAATCGCATCATTTGTTAATTTGTTGACAATTGTTGTTCCGACCACATACCCGGCTTGCCCTGCTGTATAGCTGCCGGGAATTGCAGTCGTCCACGGATCGCCTGCTGCACTTGCTGCGGACAGTGCTGCTCCCGTGCTTCCCGCTCCAGCATGACCCGCGATTGCCTCGTCCCATACGCCATCGGATATAGCTGAAACACTTAACGTGTCCGTCACTGCTTTAATTGCATCGCATACCGCATCCGTTGTTGCCAACGCAGACGCTGTTGCAAGACTAGAAAGCGCACCGCTATCTGGCAATGCATCTGTCGTCGCTTTGATTCCGTCAACCACTGTGTCAACTGTTGCAAGGTTCGCGGCTGTTGCGAGACTCGAAAGTGATCCACTATTTGGAAGGTTATCAGTGACTGCTTTAATTGCATCCACCACTCCGTCCACTGTGTCGATCAATGCTTTCAGAGCGCCCAAGCCGTCCGTTCCGTTTGATAAGTCTGTTTGTATACCATCAACGACGGTATCAACCGTCGTCAATGCTGCCGCTGTTGCAAGGCTGCTGAGGGAACCGCTGTTGGGAAGATTGTCCGTTACTGCTTTAATCGAGTCTACCACCGTGTCAACCGTTGCAAGGTTGGCCGCTGTCCCTGCGGAGTCTGTACCTCTCATGTCGCTGTTTGTTGTTGTTGTGTCGGCAAGCGTTACGCGGCTAACATGACCGCTGCTGTTTACGCCTAGCGTATAACCTTCGGTAATCTTTGGTCGATATAACTCAATCGTCCGAGTGACGGGGGCCATTCCAGTTTTTGAAATATGAAAAACCATTTCCTCGCTATCATTACCGGCGGCAATCGTCATGTCCTCGTCAAGCAAAAGCGAGTACACACCCGGCATATTGCTACTTGAAAGTTCTGCCGTCGTTGGCGTAGTCATGGCTGTGGCCGTTCCACCATTGCGTGAGCGGTACACTGTGAACGAACTAAGCCCAACCTCGCGCGTCGTAAAATCCGTCGAATCCACGGCTACGAAATAGATGTATTGGTCTGTCGTACCGGATGGTATGCGCATTTAAACTGCTCCCGACTCAATTGCGTGTAATCCTTGTCGCCCAGTTGTTCCACCTGAGCCGTCAGCCGTTTTTACATACGCCCCATAGTACGCTTCGATAGCCGTTGATGTGCCGGTAAAAGGCGTGTATTGATTCGTCCTTAAATTTCGCAACTCATCGCTCATTGTCCAATCGCCTGACGATGCGTTCGGGTATGGCGAAGATGTTAAATCATAGTCAGCAGGAACCATTGGCGTCATTAGGTCAATCATGTTGCTGTCTACGGTAAACCGCTTCGTCGTATTGCCGTAAAAAGCGTTGGGGCCGTTCATAATTACTTCGGAGTTGTTTTCATCATCTATCGCTAAATTGCAATTCTGGAATACGTTGTACTCGCAGATAATTTGATCGTCTATCATTACTCCGTTTCCGTCTCCAGCGGAGTGCGTGGAATCGGAATACAAAAACACGTTATTGACGCAACGACCGGCCGCTCCAATTCCGCGCCAAAATAAATCAACCGTTCCATCCCAGTAAAACATACTGTTGGATATTGAAACGCATTGAACTAAAAACGCGAGATTTGATTCGCCGCTGCCAGTAATCAAACAACCATGCATGAATCCAGTTGATGACGTTTTGAAAAAACTCACCCCACCAGATGCGACCATATTTTTCCACGTGCAGTAGTAAGCACCTGTAGTGTTATCCGCCTGCGGAACACAGTTATCAAACACTGACCGGTAGAAAAGAATGTTGTTGTCCAAGTCCATGAAAATACCGCTGTCCGTCGACGTGTTTTGAAAATAGCAGCGGTTGAATACTATGCTGTCGACCGAGTTTTGGTCCCACACTTTGTCAGTGCCGCTCGCGTCTAAATATAACAACGACTCCGTGTCTGCAGCGGAACTAGAGTATGGCGCGATCACTATTTGTGACGAAATGGAATGACCTGTTGGTAGTGAACCCAGCGAGGTCATTGGATTGCCACTCGACGTATTCTTTACGTTGAATCGATAATTGGCGGTTGTGGTTGTTGCGACAGAAAACGCTTTCGAAAGTGTTTGGTACGGATCGCCAATAGTTCCAGCACCGGAATCGCTCCCGCCAGTATGATCGATGTAGATTTCAGAAACGGCCATTCGTTACTTCACCATATAGCGATTGGCTTTTACGTTTTCTTCAATGCGCGGTCGCAAACAATCCATTTGTTTGACTGGACTCGTAATCGGCTGATCGGTTAACCAGCGCAAAAATAAATTGATTACTGGAAGCGCAATTGTCGTTAGGCCCAACACTAGTTCCGTGTGTTCCTCTAGCAATTTGGATTGCGCAACGACCGCGACAAGACCTGCCAATAACGTAAGGCCATTAATCCAAAACGTTTTACTCTTGTACCACGATTTCATTATTTGCATCCCCAACGATTGCATCGGTTGAACCAATTCTTAACTCGCAGGCATTTCCAATTTCGTTTCGTTTGCCATTTAAAAGAAAATTCAACAGCTTGATTCTGACTTAGTTTTTTAACAAGGTTTTTGACTGGCGTTTTGGCCGGGCGGCATTTCCCGTTTGAACAATCTTGAGCAATTGCTTGAGACGCGAATCCAATGACCAGACAAGTGATAAAAATAACAACGATGTTTTTCATATTACAAACTCCTTAAAGTCCAAATGTACAACCGGGATCGTCCGGCCGCTTTGCTGGTTTATCTTTTGGTGGAGGCTTTACGCCTTCAAATACGTCGCACCATTTTTCATGAAACTCCGCCGCTTCACGATGGTATTCAATTAATTTGTTTTGTAACAGATTTGGCGTAGGATCTTTTGTATCTGGTTTCGGTTTAATAATTTCGTCTTCCGCCCATATCGGTAAGTCAACGATATTCGTTTCCATAAAAAACCCGTTTTCGACAATTGGATCATCGTCAACGCCATCTAAACTGACCTCTTCCATTTCATAGTCAGTAGATACCTCAACCAATCCGTCAACTCGTGGATGTCCGGCAGTGGTTCTGTTTCGCGCTTGCTTATAGATAAACGCTGTCTGTTGCCCAGCACCCCGCCCACCCCATGACCAAGTCAAAACTCCGTATTGCAAATGGTCATCGTCAGACCAGACGCCACTGCCGGACTGTCCACCGATTGAATTGGGATCCCACCGCCAAAGTGGAGAGTTGTTAGACATGTCAACAGTCGTGACATCTGTCCCATTATGATTACGGCAACGTGGGAACCCTTTAGTATAGTGCGACCCGCTTGGGCGTTTCTTTGATAGCTTCACCGGTTGCACTTTACTGTACGGTTCCACCGTTTCAAGAATTGCCCAGTCACTCAGCGTCCTGTCTGAGTATGCCGCCATGATGACACGCGCCGAAACGCGATCACCTGTTGATTCAATATCGCATTGCACAACGCGGCCAATTCTTGTTCCCGCTACATGTGCGTTGGTCATGATTAAAGACTTGCCGTTTCGTATTCCGCAGATTGATCCCGAACCGCAACTGCTTTTATTTAATACTCTAACAACCGCTCTAATTGATTCGCCGTTTTTCATTTGTCTACCCGAAAATAGAAATGATTTGCAGAATGATTGGAACGAGTTTTTCAAGGAACTCTAGCAGCGCATCCCAGTCAATCTGTGAACGGTCAACGACTCCATCGGCAGACATTGGCACACCCTCTGCTCCACTGAATACCATTTGCGTTATTGCCAACTCTTCTGCCGATTGACGAAAGGCAGGCGACAACATGCAAATACGAAGTCGCATTAACTGACCTCTTTTAATTTCACCTTTCTTGTGAAGTTCCATAGCCGCACGAATTACGTTTCGATGAAAGCTAGTTTGCGCTTCCGTCTCCAAAACATTCGTAAATGAATCCTTATTATCCAATGCTGCGACACTCCCGTTTTGTCCACAAGCCAATCCAACAAAAAGGCAAATCGAAACAACGATTGCCGCTAAACATTTTTTAAATTTCATTCTGACCTCGTCATGTCGAAGCAAAAAAAAAAGAGACAAGCCAGTTGGCTTGCCTCTAATGTTAGCGTCAACGAACAGATTTCAAATCAGAAATACGAAATTAATTCGCTACCTCGGTTTTCTTGGTAGTAAATGGCTGCTGCAAGCGCCGCCCATATATGCGAGCGCACACCATAAAGCGGCCCGCGATTTTTCTTTGTTCCGATTTGCGGTGTCTTACCTCCGCCAATTGGAGAGTACATGTCAAGGATTGCTTGTCGAACATTAGCGTCCTTCGCGCGAGCAGAATTGCATAGATGTAGTTTGATGTCTTTACGAAACACCTTTGCAATTGGAAGCATTGCATGGCCCTGCGTTATGCACTCGACAAATCGTCCAATCCAAACGCAGGTTTCAAATGTTTCTCGTCCGACAGGCATCCCGTAGCAAGCAATCATTTCAATCGCTGTTAAGTGAACATTGAATAACTTGATGTGATCGCTATACAAGAACGAACACAGATCGTCGTTTAACATAATATCTTTGGCGAGTATTGAACTATCATCCGCAACAACACAATACGCCGACTCAGTTGTTCCGGGGTCAATTGCTAAAACTGGCATCGCGGTTCTTTCTTTCGTATTTCAATTCTTGCGCGCAATTCTGGTGAATGAAATTTGATTTAAATCCACAAGCGATTCGCTCAAGAATATTTTCGCTATATGTCGGTTGCCCGCACACATGACAATAAATTGTCAACTCAATTAACTTGCAAACGTTTAAAACGATTAAACAGGCCGTCAGGAAAACGGCAGCATTGAAAAACATTTTTCTCACTTACACCTCCATTCGTTTTTACTCCCCTCCCTCTAACACGAATGGTACGATCTTGTTTTGGTTTTTATTTCGATAAACTCCCGCGTAATATTTTCGTCCGTTTTTTGACACGGCGTATCCAAATCCGACATGCGACCGATTGCAAAGCAACCATCGACGATGACCGTCGGATCGCATCCACGCATTGATAGCTGCTTCGGGTGTTGAGTAACCCTTTGCAATAATTTGTTCTCCGCCGCCATGAACCATGCGCTCAATCGACGCCATATAACGCGCCCAGTTGTTGGCTTGATCGCAGAGTTTTTTATCAAGCACCTGTTTTGACAGACCACACTTTTCCCTTTGCTTCATTGCGGCTTCAAACATTTGACGCGATCTTTCGTTTTTAATTACATCTGCGCCAACCCATAGAACGTGCAAGCAAATAAGAATTGCAATTACGGTTTTCATTTCGCGCACTCCTTCGTTTGGATTCGTAAAACTTCGAAATCTTCATTGGGAATATTTACGATCAACTCGGAGTCTTGATTGTCTCGCGCATTGGTCGTTCGTCCACCAAAGGTTAAATCGTAACCGGTGTTATGAATGGCAATCATTCGTATTTCATTACTCCTGTCACAAACAACAAACAGAGTTTTGAGATTGAACACACGAAACATTTCGTGGGCGTACTTGATCTTTGATGCAGATAACATCACGTCAGGAAAGTCACCCCATTTAAAGGAACGACATTTAATTTCGCAGAGCGCGAGAATTCGTTTGCTTCCGGTCTTGGCTTGCATAGCGTAGTCAAGCCTTTGCGACATCGGCAGTTTTTCCATTCTTACATTAAAATGGTTTGCCAGAATATTAGCGATTTGATTTTCGTTTCTTCGATCCGTTTCCGTTTCGAAAATCTTTCGCGCCATTTCTTTACCCTCCGTGTTTATCGTGTTAAATTTCTCCGTCTGAAAATGCCGCAATATACGGCAGATTCCGAAGCGTCTCGTCAAAGTCTAATCCGTAGCCGATGACGAATTTATTCGGTATTTCAAAAGCAATATAGCAAGGAGTTTCGCCCGTCTCTTGTGTTCCATTCTTGGTCAACAAGCAGACGGACGAAACTGTTTTGGCGCCTTCACTCGACACGTAATTTTTTAACCATGCCATTGTATGTCCGGTATCAAAAATATCGTCAACCAGAAGCACGTCATGGCCCTTTACGTCTAAGCTAAGGTTAGTTGTTTTCGCTAACTCGCCGCGCTTTGTTTCTTCGTAGCTTTTAATCTGAATACATCCAACGCGCAAAGGCATATCAAGCAAACGAATCAAATCAGATAGAAATATAATACTGCCAGTCATTACTCCAATAATTGTCAGTGGTTTATTTTCGTAATCTTTATTAATCGCTTGCGCTACGCGTTTAACGCCTTCACGAATATCAGAAGCAGATAATAGCATTTCCATTAAAAAGGAACCTCTGCGTTATTGTATGTTACGGTCTGTGCTTGCGGCGGGGCTTCGCCAATCTGGTTAAATGTGTCCACATTCAAACTCACGAAGTATTTAATATCGCTTTGCGGATCCTTTTGCCATCCGCGACTATCGACCCAAACAAAGAACTCGTAGGTGCTATTGATTTTAAGGTCGTCTGCCTTTACGCAATCGTCTTTTGTAAAATAGACCTCGTAGTCAGAATTGTATTTTTTATTTTTATCGTGAACGATAACGGCGCGCTTGCTAAAGCCACCCTTAAACGTTTCTGTGTCCTTTACTTTCATAACTGTGCCGGTGATTTTTAAGTCTGCCATCGATTGAACTCCTTACATTTCTAATTTCTTAACTAAGTCACGAATGAATCCTCGGTAAATTCTACTGTCTGGATTTTTTCGAAACATCCGAATTGAAAACTCTGCGCTGTCTTCCATTTGGTTGATATTAAAAAGCCAGCGTATTTCGTCGTCCGTCAGATTATCAATTTTCCTTTCCAATTCGTCTGTTCCTCTTTCGTCTGGCGTTTCTTCAATAAGCCACGTGTTCGCTTTTTCAATTGCGCCTGTCGAATAATTTTTGGGCCGTCGCTCTCGTATTTCCGCGAACTTTGGAAACCATTTCAACTCCGTCGCGCAAGCGTCACAGGCAGCTTCCCAATCTGACTTAGGCCAATGTTTTATCTTTTCGTACCAAGTTCCAATTGATTGCGGCGGCTCCGTGTTCGTCATGTTTGCAATCTTGCCGACGCCTTCCAAGAATTCGTTTTTTTCAATCATGGCTTTGCCCTTTCGTGTTATTCAAATGCCTTGCGTAGAATTTCCTTAGTCCTTTCCTCTTTTGATTGCTGGAAGGTGACCGGTTTTCTTGATTCCTTTCCGTCTTCCGTTTTGCGAATCCAGCCTGCTGCGGCGCTGCGCCAGCGACTCATTTTATTTTTGCCGACTTTCCAGTTCTTTGAATCGTAGAAATAAAAGAACTTCTCCGCCTCACTCTTAGTTGACCCATTAGCGACAAAATATTCAATACATTGTTCAAGAATTGGAGGCTTGAAACGTTTCTGAATAACCTTGTTTTTATTTTCAGAAATAGAAACAGAATTAGAATCAGAATCATATAGAGTTTGCTTACCATTTGCTTTAGCCCGGCTTAAGCCCGGCTTGATCTTTGCTTGACCACCTTTTCGCCCCGCGTTTTGTCGTTTTAAACTCGTCAGTTGATCCGATAAATACCACTCCCACATCTTCGGATGCGTCCAAGCGTTCTCGTCATCGGGGCAAACAACGAACTGCTTCCAAACAAGTTCAAATTCCTGTTGTTCGTCTTTGCTTAAGCCCAGCATAAGCGCGGCTTCAGCCCGGCTTAAATACAATCTACAGTTTCCTGAAGCATGTAGATAACAAAGTAAATCTATCAACATTGATTTCTGCGCGCGGTTCATCAAAAGAACAGTTGGGCTGGTAAGCCAATCCGTCGCGTGAAATCGAAACCACGGAAGTTTCTTTTTGTCATTTACTTTTATAGGTTCGCTTGACATAATACTGACTCCTTTCGTGTACACGTCGTGCCGACCATGCCCGGTGCGACGTGTTTTTTTATTTAAAGAAAATAACAGGCTCGCTTACTAGACGAGCCTGTTGATAAATTGACGACCCTATTTTGTTGCGCTTTCCAGTGCCTTTTCTAAACTGGTTTTTTGTTCCTCCACAGGCGCCTTCGTTACCGCTTTATGATTGAACGCTTCCGCAACTGATATCTGTCCGTCTTTTATGGCGTTGAAAATTGACAGAAGCGTCACGCGATCGTCCTCCGTCCACCCGACGCCAATCGGTCGACCAATATAGTTTTCAAGAACATCGACCTGTACGCCGATCCTATTAAAACTATCGACGATCTTTGAAACGCCATCGCCGGATAAGACCTTTGCCATGTATCGTTCAGCCATCGCCTGTAATTCCGTTCGCAAGCCGGATGATATACAGCGCAGTATGACCTCACGAACTCGTTTTGACATTTCACCTTTCAGAATCATGCCGTAAAACTTATCGTCATTCCAGCGCTGCATCTTTCCATATCGTGTTTTATAGAACTTGGAAACGATTCCAACGTCCTGCCAAACGCGACCCCGCTGCAAGTCAGTAAATGTTGCGGTCACACGGACCTTATCTTCATCAATTTCGTCGACTTCGCAACGGATCCGATTAAATCCGTATGCCTCCGCCAGCGCTTCCGCTGCGCGAATCGAAAGACCTCGCGCATACTTCTGACGGCCCGACGGATCCGCGCTGCCGATTGGCCTGCAATAAACCATCGACTCCGCAAACGACGGATAGGCTTCCATTTGCGAAACAATCTCTTCCTTAATCGCTTTATGATCGCGTGGATGCGCCGCCGCGAGTGACGCGATAGTTTCGTTTTCCAATTTCATTAATGTGACGTTTGACGCCTCAAGCTGATTAGCAATAGCTAATTCGTTTTGCGAGTCAGTTGACATGGTTCTTTCCTTTCTTCGTAGTTAATAAAGCAATGGCTAATCCAAACGCATGGACGCGCCCCTCGTTTCGTCGTTTCGTTTGCTCGTACTTTGCCTCAGTCGTCATGCGTCGAGCAGCAGCCTGACGATCCCGTAGTATTCGTATAATCTTCCTGCGTTCCATCGTTCCGGTTCCTTTCAAAAGCAAAGTGACTAAAGGTTAGCGCTGTGATAGTCACGGCGGCTAAACTCATTATCAACCCCAACGTAATAAACGTGATTTGTTCAAACATACCTAACCTCCAACTCATGCTTGTATGCTTCAACACTTCCATCGTCGTTACTGAGGGAATAGACCTCTCCGCAGATTCTATCGACTGTGTAGAGTCCACTGGACAGTTCATTATCAGGATCGGTAAACCAAACGGTCGCACCTTCGTAAATCAATTCCTCGTCGTAGTTAATCTCGTCCGACATCTTCCTGCTCCTTTCGTTTATTCCTCGCACGTTTATTAATCTCATCGACGATAAACATGCTTCCTAGTAGCCCGACACAAAAGACGACAATTACAATTGCAAATTCCATGCACAGGCATTCTTTATTAAACATCGTCCCAATTCTCGTCAATCAGATTGCTTTGAATCATTACGTCGCGCGAACAGATTCCGCAATCAAGTCGTCGCAATTCATGTTTGCATATTGCGTACTTACCAAGAAACTCAATCATGTAAGCCGCGCCATACCACACGCATAAATTGTAAGCGACTTGATCCTCGTTCAATCTGTCCAAATTATTGGCGAGCCTTAATTGCGAAGCAGCGCGAAGATCAACAGCCCGCTCAAATAATTCATCCGCTAAATCTATTTGATCGAAATCCAGCAGCGTTGCTACGAATTCAAACACATGGTCGACATCTTCTTCGCTTTTGCGATACGGTTCGTCGTATTCTCTATAGGTCATTGCGCACCTAACTTTCTAATTGGACGAGTTGTTTCGCTTTGCGTTCAGAGTTGACGTAAGGGCAAGAGTCCCAATAGCCGCACCAAGTATTCGAACACCACCACGAGCCGGGTATTGCTGGCATAAACACACCGGCTTGAATAGCTGCCGCAGCCATGTCAATACGCTTGCCCAATGTCCGCAAGTCGTTGGCATCGCGGATAGAGTCAACCGTAGTCCTTGTCACACCGCGCTTGCTAGATGTTAAAACATCTAAGCGGACATTGACAGGGTAAACGCCCTGCGTCACTTGATAGGCTGCGTAGCCGGTCAATTGAATACTTTCGTCCGCAAGTCCCGCTTTCGGCTTTGCTTTTGAGGTCTTCAAATCGACCACCCTTTGCGTGTCGTCAATTAAATCGATATACCCTAGTAAATCGTAGTCGCAGTCGTCCATTACGACCCGGAATTCTTGTTCAACCTTTAGCGGTTGATATTCTGGCGCCTGTTCGTCCGCATGAACCGTCGCCAGTTTGACGACTTCTTCCGTCGCTTGACTCAAGAGTTTTTTAGTTCCAATCTTTCGTTCCTCTTTCGTCAGGCTTACGTCATCACGAAACGCCGCCTCCAGTTTATCAACCGCCGTTTCAACGATATCGTTTTTTGGTAAGTCCTTCCTTGTCTCAATTTTCTGTTTGAAATTTATTTCCGCGCCGTGATGCAGCGCAGTTCCTTTTAACATCGCAACGGCAGGCGGCGCTTTTTCGTTTTCGATATATCGCCGCCGCCATTGTTCACCACAGCGCGACATCATTGCCAACTGCGAAGCGCTGAAGTGTGGTTTATTTCCTGTTTGGTCATTCCTACTCATTACTTACTTTTCCTTTCGGTTCGTGCATCCGTTGAATATGTTGATGCAGCCAGACAACATCCTCGCGCGACAGAGCGCGAAAGAACTTATTCGGTGCAGCTTGAACGGTTATGCCAAGTTCCGGCAAATCTCGCAGCCAACGATTAATCGTCCGACTCGTGCAGCCAATAACCTCCGCAATAATATTGGGTGACATGTAATCGGGTAATGCTTCCTCGTCTATCGATTCGTTTACTTTTGCTCGCATGATATTCCTTTCAAAAAAAAGGGCGGTTGCCCGCCCGTGTAAATTAAACATCTGCGCAAACGTTAATCCCAAACGGACATCCGTAATACGCCCTTCCTGTCGAAGGTATGACGGTGACGCAATCGCGTTTCGGATCCTCACTCGGCCAGTCTGTTTCACAATCCGTAAACTGGATTATCTGATCAACGTCCAATCCTTCGACGTAGTTAAGCACCGCTCTATGACTTGTGCCACCACCGTAGAGCGTCTTGAACTCAATCGGTCCTTCGCATCTATTCCATGTGTCGTGGCCAATGACGCTAGTATCGTGGTAGACAATCTCGATTCGATCAACGTTCGTGACCGACTCAACCAAGTCATTCATTAGCCGCACCCACAAAGGAAAGTAATCAACACAGCTTCCGCTGCAATCAACTACTAGCGCAACAGAGTTGCCATTACGCCGCTTCGTACCCGGCATAAACGAGTCTTGTGATTGACAGCGACGACTTCTCCGCGACCAATCGATGCGTCGGTCACCGCCCGGACGCAATGCGTCAATGACAACGTCCTGCCATTGCTGCCCAGCCAGACCTGTTTCCTCAGTACATTCGTTCAGACAAACGTGATCCCGTGAGCGACTTACCCCGCGATTGACATGCACGCTTTTTAACTCGTCAGGATTACCAAGTTCACCAAACTCGTCCGCGATCAAATCAGCAGCAGTCCCGACCACTTCCGGCATGTCTTCGATATCTTCACCGGGATAGAAGTCGCTGCGAAAGGATCCCGCCGCGTGAACTCCGTCCATGACCCGAGAATCGCCCGTCTCGGCTCCAGATTGGCCGTCAGACGGCCCGTTTTCCTGTCCGGCGTCCGAATTATCGCTTCCCTGCGAATCGGCGCCAGAATCGCCCGTCTCGGCTCCGTCGCTTGACGGCTCCATATTTGCGCCAGAATCGCCCGTTTCCTGTCCGGCATCCGAATTATCGCTTTTCTGCGAATCGGCGCCAGAATCGCCCGTCTGCGCGTCTGGCTGGCTATCCTTGGCATCCTTCAATTGATCGTTATACCACTCCATTCTTGGCGCGTAGTAGTCGACCCAACACAGACCCGGCTCACAGCCGATGTCGGCAGGATGCGTCCCGCCGTCAGGAAGTGAAACCCACTTGGCGATCACGCTGTTTATTTCGTCATCCATCGCGTAGTTCGCAACGACATGATTCGTCAACCCAGAGTCGTTGTACTGATCGTGATGACGAAACAAAACGTGCATCACCTCGTGCATCAGCAAACCCTTTTTCTGCTCCCGTTTGAGTGAATCAAAAAACGCAGGATTAATTAGCAAAGCCGTTCCATCTGTCGCGGCTGTTTCAATCCTGTCGGTTTCAATCACCCGCAAATGCAAAAGCGAATTTGCGAGTGATACCCACAACGGACGATCGCTCAAAAGCAATTCAAATAAAATCTGTTGGTATGAACTCTTCATTGTTACGCCCTCATTTGATGTACTGGAGAATTGCAAGTGCTTCCAAGGCTTCCGCGTCCTCGTTAATATCTTGCAAAATGTTTTGGGATCCTTCAAACGCCGATTGAATAGCGTCTGCCGTTTCTTGCAAAGCGTCTAGTTCCTTTTGAACTCGATCACGCTTTTTCTTCGCGCGCTTTCGCTCCGATTTATCTCCGCAATTAATTGCGGAGTTATGTTCGGTCAATTCCTTTTTCAATTCCGCGTATTGATCCTCCAATTGCTGACGAGCGTTATCGATAATCGCGCGCATTGTATTGGGGTCTGTTCCGCACTTGCAGCGATACAGGACGTTGCCTGTTTTCTCCAGCGACTCCGCAAACGTTTTCAATCGATCCAGCGCGCAGGATGGAACAAAAAACGCTCCACCTCTTTCTCGCACTCGAACAGCGTTAAATTGTTCGACCAGAATCTTGCCAAGGTGATGCGATACCCGACCGGCCGATACCGCGCCATAATACTTATCGACCAACTCCGTCAATTGTAAATCCGGTTGCCAATCGATATCGCGTCCATTTTGAACACGCGCCTCCAAGTCAGCGGGCGCTTTTTCAATTTGCCAGTACGCCGATACATCAAAGTCACCCTCCAACACGATGCGATAAATATCTCGCGTGAAGTAATCGTTTCTCGTATCCTCAACTGACTCCTTTAAAACAACCATCGCATTGAGCTTGTCGTTTTTACGAATCAAACAATCGCGCCCGAAACGTTCCTTTAAAGCCAATTTCAACGCGTCGTCTTTGCTAATCGTCCCCCAAGTAATCGACTTATATCCGTCGACCAATTCTAGGTCATCCTTTTTCGTCATTGTTGAGGACCAAAAAACAATCTCGCCCGATACCAAGTCAAATTCTTTTGTGTTCGTAGTCATGGTTCTTTCCTTTCGTGATATTCATTAATTACTGTTAGTCTCTGCGTCGCGCGCCGCCTTCAATGCCGACGCATGTTTCTTCAATAATGCCTTCCACGGTGACTGCATTAGCGCGTCGCTAAATCCTCTGTCCGCCACTTCTCGTAAAAACAAAACGGCGTGCGCCGACGGAAGGCAGACAACCAACTCAAATAAGTTTGCGTCATTATGGCCGTACCCTTCGTTGCATAAATACTCTGCCAGACGATTGGCCCATGTTTTCATTAACATAGGATCCTCTGGCGGTTCCTTCTGTCCGTCGAGTACTTCCTTGACCTTTGGAACATTTACGTGCGTCGCCATCCATGCGTGAAAGCCCTTCGCCGTATCCTTACCAATCACACCCTCAAGCACTTCAGGATTCGACGTTGCACGAATCACACTACCAACTCGTTCCCAGTTGCGCGGACTCGGTTGATTCTCGTCAATCTTCGCGTCCCAGCGATGGAAGTGTTCAGGATGTTGTGAAAGGTATTCCAGAATCGTTTCGTTATATTCCGGCGACTCCCGATACCACTCACTCCACCCGATAAACTCGGCTTCAATCGTCAGCATGATAAATCGGTCGCGCAATGCAGAGGCGAGCCGAGTGCATCCGGCGCGATCCTCAACACGATTGCCCGTCATTACGATAATCGTTTCGGGGTGCAGTTTGGTCTTTCCAATTTCACGACCCAACACAAGCTTCATTAACGGAGAGATCATGTCGGGCGTTGCTTGCGTCAATTCGTCCAAACAGATAACCGCTTTTTCAGTCGGCCATATTTCAGCAGGAAACCATTTAGCAATTTCCTCGTCTTTGTCGAGATACATACCGCCGCGAAAGTCAATCGGCTCAAACTCTGCTGCTCTGATTTCAACGTAGGGCAGGTCTAGTTCCTCCGCGATTGCCTTGACGATTGTTGTCTTGCCTAAACCGGGCGCGCCAAGGATGCCAAACGGTTGGTTGATAGCTGCCAGTTTCTTGCCTTCTTCGATTAATGTTTTAGCGTTCATGGTTCTTTCCTTTCGTGGTTTTAAAATTAAATTGAATCGATTAAGGGTAAATTGCCTTCAATGTCAATAATGTGATCGATAACGTAGTCAGACGCGTCACCAATCCGCTCCGTCAAATCACGCACGACATGTTCTTTTTCTCGCGCGCTTAAGTCGTAGTAATCTTCGTCAAGCGACATTTGAAGATTGGCGGCAATGACTTCACGAATAGTCGTTCCGTCAAGGCGCGCGGCTGTCCGGGCCGTCTCGACCAAGTCAATAATTTCGTCTGCCAGTTGAATAAACTCGAATCGTGTTTTGCTAGTCATCATTTCCCTTTCGTTGGTTGAGTCTCATCAGTGCCGTCTCTATCCGGCAGACGCCCGAAGGCGTTTCGACTAGGCTCGTGGCAACCTGCGATCATAGAACGACCAGAGTTGGATGCTTCGCAGTTGATTGACTATTGCCTGAATATCGTGAGTGCCATAGTCGAAGATCGAACCCCAACGGAAGGTCTTGCCGTTATCCGCAATCGTGCGGCAATAACGTTCGAGTTGCTTCAAGTCGTAAACGGTTGCCGTGTGCGTGTGGTCTTCCTGAACGACTTCAATAATCAGAGGTTTGGTTGCAGTTATCATCATACGTTCCTTTCGTAATCAACAGAGTAGACTACTGTTCGCTGGTTGGGTCCAAGCATCTTGACGATCTCGCCAATCCAAGTGACGTCTGTCCTCTTCTCCAAGTCCCTTACGAACTTTTCAGCGTTTGATCGGCTGCTTAATTGTCTTGTTTCCATCGTCTTGCCCTTTCGTGTTATTGATTAACGTCTGACCAGAACATCTACGCGGAAGTCGGTTGCCCGTTCCACTGCCGAATTAATTTCGTCGGCAATCCATTCTTTCCACTGTTCGAGCGTTGCTTGGTTTAAAGCGAATACGCCAATTGAGTAGATGTCCAGTCGCCAGTCGTCCGCAACAAAGTAAAAATAACCTTCGCCTTTGACAAACTCGATCTTGCCAAGATGCGGAAATGTTTCTGCGATCCACTCGTTCAATTTCTTAATCATCGTTAGTTCCTTTCGTGGTTAAAAAACATTCAAGTCCGGCCAGCGAAACCGCTGACCGGTGTTCAATGTTTTTTTGATGACTGGGCTTTCTTGTTTTCAGCCAAGCGATTGACTCGGTATCAATCTCGCCTCATCCGGCGATAGGTTAGGACTCACTGAAACGTCCCAGTCGAGATGGCGCCGGGGATTGTGCCGGCGTCCGCTGCTTGAATTGTCAAAGATCAAATCCGATAGAAGTATCTTCGGATATCCGACGGAAAAGATCACGATTAATCCAAGTCTTTTTGTCAGATTTACGAAAATAAATCCAAGGGATCGAAAGAGCTTGGAAAAACAAGCTTTTCCTGATTTCTTTTATCGGCTCCAGAACGGCCGAATACGGGCGAAAAACAGAAATGGCGTCAGATGAGCGGCGAGCGAAAGAAATAAACGCCACGGGGATCCTCAGCGACCAGAGGATAAAAGAACGGGGCAGTGAGTGAACCACAAACTCACTGCCCCTAACCCGGCGAAAGGCGAACCGGGATTTTATGGCGATTGAATACCGCTGTTTTCAAGAACCATCTTAGCTGTAGTCGATGTCGCGGCTCGATAGACAAGGTTGATGTAGTCACTCGTGTTGAGGTCCGCAAACGGACAAATCTTTCCAGCGTTTGTTGATAGATAATACGCTTGCCCAACAGTCATCGACGCACCCGTTTTAATTGTGCCTGTTGTGATGACTGAAATGTAGTCGCCATCCGCTGCTGCTTCGTCGTTTGCAATCCCGTAGATTGTCGTTGAAGCCGCCGCTGTGTTTAACGCTTTCATCGCTTTATTGCTATTTGTTCCGTCTAAGTAAACAGCCATGCCGCGCGTGATCGCTTCGCCCGCCTGAACGGTTACTGTTTTACACGTTGAACTCGCTACGCCGACGTTCGCTGCTGTGATTGATAAATCTGCCATGTTACCACTGTCCTATCGGACATCCTCCGTTCTTTCTGTTTAGGTGCATTTTGTAAAAGTCTTTGCGCGACGTGGGACACTTGCCAAGTTCGCTGCACGACGTAGACGCTGTAAGCTTATCGCAATTGCAGCACGCCATTAGTCGCTTGTTTTTTGTTTCTTCGTCAATCACCCACGAGTCACAATACTGCTGAACATTAATGTTCATTACTGCAATTCGTTTTTCGATTGGCATCCTGTCAGACGCTCGTTTTATGATCCTTTGTTTTGCCATTATTTTACTCGCTATCGAAATACTCAATACGCAAGTTTCTTAGCCTGCATGTTGGACGGGCTTTAAATGGTACTCCTTCAGTGAATACACCTCCGTCACCACCAAAGGTAAATTTCTGTCTGTATGGTACATCAATTATTGCAAGCGACATTCCGCCGCATTTGTAATAGTAAAAGTTTCGCATGAACGCTTGAATTGTTGTTTGTTCCAACACAAATGAGTTGCCATTGATATACAAAGTTTCACTGGTCGTTTGATTCTTGTATTCGGCAACATATTTGATATTAGCAAACTCATCATGCGGAACGTCAAACCTTGTCGGATAGTGTGTGTAAAACGGATAGACAACCATGATTGGTTTTGAGCCGTCATTCCATCTTCCTCTGTTTTCGTAATCCGCAGAAAAGGTTATCCAGATTCCATCCTCGTCAAGTCTATATGGACCAACGTGCTGAATTTTTACCTGAGCCGTGTGGCCAATATAAAACGAGGAATCTACACCGTCGAGTAAATCTTGGTCAGGTATAAACTGCTGCCAATATCTATTGCCACTCCAATGTAATTTAAAATCAAACTCAACTTCGACGCGGCTGTAATTTAAATACGAATACGTTTCTTCGTCAGGCCAAGTATTAAACGGCGCAGCCAATGGCTGAAAAACGCCAAGCCGACTGTTTGTTCTGGAATTGTATTTCAAAGCAGCGCCATTTGTTTTACCCAACACGTATGGGTTATCGTGATATTCATGCGGGACTAAAGGAATGACTGACCAGCCGGTCATAGGTTTAACGTCGTGTGACGGGTCGCCCGGATTCCAGTTGAAATCCATGTGGTTGTATTTTTCTAACGTCCGTCCGTCTGAATCCTCTGCTCTTTCAATGAATCTGTAAATTTCATTATTCATTGACTGCCAGCCATATTGTCCACCATAGTTTGAGTTGACTTTATGGTGCTGTAATTCAAGCGACGGCATGTAGGGTGTTTCATATCGACCACCGCCTGCGTCTTCCGTTACGACCCAAAACCCGTTAATTGTGCTTTCCGTTACTCCTGCGAAACTAGTTGGGACAGTATGGTTCCAAGGCTCCGAGCCACAACCACACCAATATTCATTCAACCAATAATTATAACCCAGTGTCTCTCCAGTATTGAAAGCCTCCATGCTACCCTTTTTGGGAAGTATTAATGCGGTGAATTGCGCGACCGTCGTATCAAAGTCAATTTCTATTTCGGATCCTTCGTCACACATTCCGCAACGCATATTACGAGCGTCGAACGTAATGCCCTCTGTGTCTCCACCCGCAATCGTGTGCGGGTAATCTTTAAAACAGTAAGCACTTAAATAGGAGTTATGTGCGCCTTCGTAATCTTCGATAACCAAAACGGCATACGAATTATGGAGTGGATTTGAAACTTCAAAGATTGCGGTTCCTTCCGCTACTCCATTCGGATTATCTGTTACAACAAGTTCACCGTTCCCAAGCGGCCCGCCTGTTGCGTTCCATGTAGCTGTTCCAGTTCCTGACCATGAAACGAAAGTGATAGTAGCGTTAGGGTCGTAAGGCCCTCGTCCCTTCATATCCTCCGACGGTGACACATACATCTTAAATGTGTCGTTATGAAGGTAATCAGCCCAACGAACTAAAACAGAAAGACGGCTAGTTGATTCATTGTATGTCGGTTTGTTTTCAAGCAGCGGCCACGAACTGTCATAATTTGAAACAGGCCAGCCAGATGAGGACTGTCGCCACAATCGATCTTTCATGCTGATGTAGCCGCCAAATCTCCATTGACTGTTTGGTACTATGTCTGGATTATTGCCGTCGTAAACTAATGTCTGGACTAGGAACGTCCCAGTACCGTCACCGTCGCAATTAAACTTGATAAGTGTTTTAACATCCTCTAGTTCGTCACCTATATTCCATGACAGGGCGTGGCTGTGTATATGATTTCGACCGCAAGCGCCTCCAAAAGTAAAAAACTCTGGAATCCTCATTTTAATTGGTTGGCTGGCGCCGTTATACATTTGCCGAATTTGGGTCATGTTATTAATTAACGGACCACAGCCGCACCACCAGAGTTCACAAACACCTTCGCAGCAGTTTTCGCAATTGCCATTTGCGTTTGTAATAAAGAAACTTCCACCGTCGGGATCGAATCCAAATCCGTCGCGTTGTGGAATTAACTCACCGGCCATTACACTGTTCCCAAGCTGTCGCCATTATAAGCAACAAAATCCCAGTCTGCCGAAACGCTCATTGGTTGAAAGTAAACGTCAACCCCGTAAGCGTTATTATCAGTTGCAACATTCGAGTAGCCAGTTGTCGAAAGCAGCCCTTGGACTTCGCTGTCGCCCGAGTAATGGCCCGAGTAATTTACATACTCAAGCGTCGCGCTATCCGTCGCCTTAAATGTAAAAGAGCCGACGCCCTTCGTTCCGTGTTGCGCTTCCGGTAATACTTCAAAGGTATGCGCTGAGGTTCCGTTAGTCGTCTTGACGATTGTCCATGTCGTCGTTCCCAAAACAATCGAATCTCCAGTACGCATTGCTTCAAGTGCAGCTTCTCTGTCAGTTGATCCGTTATCGTCGTGGTTGAATACAATTGTTTTTCCGTTTGGATGATGATGTGCGTATCCTGCCGCTGGCGCCGCCGAGCTACTTTGGTAATTCCAACTTGCTGTAAAACTCGTCGTATCACCGTCGTCTGTCGTGACAAGCAGAATATCCCAAACTGTAGAGGACGTGAACATTCGCGTGATAGGAAACTCAATCCAAGCACCTGTGCTATCGGGAGTGAATCGTGAAACTAATTGCGTCAGTTTTGGAGTCCCTGTGGGATCCTCAACCATCCATACTTCGTACTGTAATGCCATTACGGTCCTACGCCTCCACCACCACCACCGCCGCCGCCGCCTGACGGTGACGGAATATAAACTCTGACCTTTGAAAGTTGTCCACCACTAGCCCACGTATATCGCTGGCCCGTAATCGTTTCTCTGCCTGCGCCGCTAACCTGCGCCCAAGTCGGGACCGTTCCAATTTTCGTTTGCGGCTCCCCTGTCGGCTGCGGTGCTGGCCTTTCACGCGTCGTTGTATTTGAAACCATTTGGTAGGCGCCATCGTGGACTAAGGTATCTGCCGCGTAGCTTTTTGTATTATCGTATAAGCCGCCGTATCTCAGTAGGCTTGGCGTTGCGCTTTGACATTCGACAACTTCAAAGACTTCATTGCACCATAAAATATACGGACCCATTCCTGTAGACGTTCCACCCATGCAAGCCAAGCCGTGTGTTGCCGCAACATACTTTCCTAACTCACATCGTCGCCACGATCCGCCCGGCCATTCGCTCGAAGCCGTAGGGTCAACTTGCTCCGCCAATTTATAACCCTGTCCAACTTGATTATTTGGACCCCACTCGTATGTGTGAACATCATACTTAAAGGAACATTGTTCTTGGTTATCGCCTTCACTGCCTCCGTTTTTCGTAAGGATGACTGGAAAGATTCGTGACTGCAAAGCAAATTGCTTGCCGCCCATATTTACAACTGGAAACCAAGTATCTCGTTCTGGCGGGTAAAGAAAATAGACGCGTCCTGTATATGTGGCAGAGTCACCTTGTCTTTCGGGGTCGGTCGATTTAATTTTTTCAACGTCTTGCCCTTCGGTCGTCTCGTCGTAAATCCACAATTCACACTGATGTTCCCGCATGACTTGGAATTCATTTGTCACAGGCTCTCTTTTGTCGTCCTCAATTGGAACGAGAGTGCTATTTATTCGCGCAAGCCTTACCGTTCCAGTGTTATTAACGTCGGTTGCAAGCCCCGGTATATTTACCGCTTGTGCTTCAACACTTCGCACCGCATCCGCGATACGCTTCATTGACTCGTCGCTAAAATACTGTGTCATTATTTGCCCTTCTTAAACGCCAAGTCCCAACGAGTTAAAATTCTGCGTCCTATAAACCTGAAACTCTTTCCAGTGACCAATAGTCGGGTCCGTTTCTTTCGTTCCATTATCTTTCAACATGCCTTTGCCGCCGACAAGCTGCCCGGTTCGCTCCGTAAATCGTAACGGTGGGTATTGAAGGTCTTCGGCTAGGTACAAAGTCCCTTCATGTCGAACTCGCTTCCACCAAGATTTATCTGCGCTCGTGTGTACCGGGTAACGAAAATGGAAAACAACAGTAACCGTCCAATAAGTTAAGTCCTCTGCGTACACAATCTTGGCTGTAATATTATGGATTCGGACAACGCCTGCTGCGAAGCCCATAAATGTCGAGCTATTAACTGTGTTGGCGTAGGTGTAAATCGACGCGGGATTAAAACTCGGCAAGTTCTTCGTCACTGTTGCCGCTAAATCGCCTACCTGAATTTTAACTCCAGTAATTGGTTCACCCGCCGCTGTATTAATTGGATTACCGTCGATGTCCTCGTCAATTTCTTCTGTCGATTGCAGAGTAGAGTACTGAATATCGGCAGGCTCAGTAAGCGGATTGTCGTTTGGGTCTTTTGATTTCGATTTATAGGTGCATTGAACCTCAAACATAATCGGACTTACGCGAGTAGCTTGAGCGGATCGACAACGAAACCACGGATTGGCAGGATGTGAGTGACCACTTTTAGGGATACGAATGTCCGCTAAAACGTCGGCGGCGTAACATTGCGTTGGCGTGTTAGAAACCGTGACGGTAAAATTACGAACCCATTGCGTTGACCCTTTGATGCCGTCTTCCGACTGCCAGCCGCCGCCAGCTTTCCAAGTTTCTTGTACGTCTAATACTGTTCCCATTACACACCCTTCAGCGCTTAAATATTATTTTCAATTGGCTGTTCTTTTTGCGTCATCTTTTCCCAAAAACCAAGTCCTTGTTCCATTAATTCGTTTAACGTCTCAAGCAATTTTTTTGAGTCCTCTGCCGCCTTAAGTTGTTTCTGCGATTCTGTCACACGTCCTCGTGAAAGCAACCTTCCCTCCGATGCCGTCAGCGCTTTGAAATCTTGTTTTTTATCAACGGTTGTTTTTGTCGGATCCGGTTTTTTATTTGGATCATCATCACCTGCTAAGTTTGATAAATCTAAACCCATCCATTTGCCAGCGCCGCCGCCTAATTCGACTGTAAACAAGTCTTTCCAACTTGCCATTCGACCCTCAAACTTATCGTTGACCTTATCGAGTAGATTGCCCGTCGTTTTTCCAACAGCGGCCCATGCAGCTTTTTCCGCACCTGACATTTCGCGCTCAATTAGGCCGGGGAATTTTTCTGTCGTAATTTTAAATCCTTCCAACATATTGCGGCCCGCGATTTCACCCGCTTTGCGCATGGCGTCACCGCCACTCATCTTTCTTGTTACGACATCCCAAAACACTTTAATTAAATCAATAATCTGTGCGATGCGATTTTTCCACATCGTTATGTAAGCCATGAACATATCGCGGCCCATGTTTAGGAAATTATCTGCAAACCATTTTAGCCACGCCGGGATCTCAACTGTAAATCTATGCTTGACCATTTCAACGTAAGAAATAATCGACGCCTTAACAGTTGCAATGGCAATAAACATTACCTGCACCCAATTCTCAACTGCCACCTCAGCAAACGTCCATGCGTAAACAAGCTTCTCGCCAATCCATGCAGCCAACTCACCCATCTTCTCTGCAAACGATTGCATGAGCGGTAAAGCTTTAGCAATGACCTCTTGTATGATTGGCGAAATCCGATTGAACCAGTCTGCCAGTTTTTTGACGAATGGCGCCAATAACTCGCCAACTTTTTCAAGCATGTCACCCCAATTATTACCAAGTGATTTTAACGCACCCTGTAATGTATTAGTTCCTTGGTTTGCCATGTCCCAGCCCTCTGCCAACTTCTGTTGTATAAAGGCTTGTTTTTCTGACTCTGTTTCCATCTGTCGCATAGCAGGAAACGTTTCAATCAATGCGTCTACATACCCTTCTGTTCCATTGACTGCGGCTCTCATGGCGCGCTTTAAAGGCTTGCCGGTTATTTCCGCTAACGCAATTGCGCTTTGCGTTACTTGTTTCATCCGGTCATCGGTGACGCCCATTCCGCGAGCGACCTGCATTTGGTTCATAATTTCTTCGTCGCCAATGTTAGTTAGCGCTTGTAGATTGGCGGCATAGTTTTGTAACTCTTTCGAGTTGCCGCGCATCGCCTCTTCCTGAACGGCCCATGAATTTAAGCTCTCACCAATCATGCTTGTAAACGCATTAAACGCCGCTTTCGCAGCGGCAGACGCAGCCTTTGCGGCGAGAAATCCACCTGCCACCAATGCGAGTGGGCCGACCATACCTTTCATGCTTCCGCCAAGTCCACTACCAGCGCTTGACGTTTGGCGCATTGACGTTTTCAAATTATCGGTAGACTTGGACGCTTTATTAATTGCTGGCGACGCTTCGTCGCGAGCTTTCAAAAGAATGTTAACGGAGTTGCTTGCCATTAGTTTTTACCCCATTTCTGTGACTCTGCTTTTGAATCTTCCGACCATAAAAACTGACATGCAGATAGAAACGATTGCGACTGCTCAAGAACGCCGCCCATAATTGGGAACGCTCCATTCTTTGCATAGTCGGCCAGTTCAATAAACATCGTTACCTCGCGTCCAATTATCTGTTGTGGGCAACTCGTAATTTCCAAGTAGCCTTTGTTGTTGCATTTACTACATCCCGCCTCGTCGCAGGTAGGGCAAGCGATTTGAAGTGGCGTCGTTTCGCTTGGAATTATTTCACAGCGATTGCCGGAACACCCACTACAAATTAATCCGTTTCGGATACAGCTTGCGAGTCTGATTTTTTTTTATCTTCGTGAGTAGGAACAACCGCGCCCAGTAGCTTGCCCATTAAATCGGTCGATGCCTCTATTGGATTTAACACAAGGTCGATGTCCTCAACATTAAACGGAATCGCTTCGCCGCTGCTAGGGTCAAACATATTAACCCAATCCAACAAGCCAATTGATACCGTTTCGTATATGGCATCTAGTTGCGCCGCCATGCCGTCTACCTCACCCGCCTGCAAAGCGTCGAACACTTTTGCGACTCGTCTCCACTCGCGCCCGTTTAAGGCGCGGTAGATAAACGTTGGTGGATTTTCTTTGTCCTTATCGGAATCCAAAACAAGTTTGATTCGCGCAGTAGGATCGGTATAGAGTGGCATGTGGTTCTCCTGTTATTTAAAACGCAAATGTTGGCGGCGTGTTGTAACGAATTTCCATATCATCAACGACGATTCCGTTTCTATCGGATTGCGACACGCTCATTGTTTGAGCTTTTGCCGATGACACAACAATGGAATCGGTTCCGTCCGCTAACGTAAATGAAGCAGAATATTCTTGCATTGTCAACCAATCGCCGTATGTATCGTCTGCCGCAACTAGGGCTGCTTCTGGATTAATCGTAAGCGTCGATGTTCTCCCAGTGATAATTCCAGCAATGTAACCTGCTCGCTCTACATTACATTCTCGCAATACGACTTCATTGCCCGCGCTGAACGTCGCAGATTGAATATACGGATTGTATGAACCGGCAAGCGTCAAGGCGTTTGCGCTTCGGAGCGGCTTCTGTGTTGGCAAGCTGCTTGGCGAAAGAACGGCGGCGTCTTCCATGATGGCTGTTTTTGACGCCTCTGTTCCTGCGTCCAAAACACCTGTAAATGTCCACTCAATTGAAACCGGTTTTCCCGTTTCCATGACGATAGAAAAGTCACCAACGGCTCCAACAATCTTTGTCATCCGTCCGTTTTGATACATTCCAATTGTCAAAGTTTTAACATTAGAACCCGGTGCTTCTGACGAAGCCGTAAATGTCGTCGAGCTTTTTACCCAACCACATGCAGGCAGTAATACATCTGCCCAGCCCGGAACGCCACCCGATCCGTCACCTACGAAATCTGTTTTAAACGTAGCTGTTCCAGACATTAGTCCAGTTGAAGCTACGTTATGATCGAATGTTCCTAATTTTGGCCGATCAATCATTTCAATTGTTGGAGCGATCAGCGGATCGTAGGCGAGAAAATTCGCGTCAGCACCGGCCAATGAAATTGCAGTACCAATCGTCGTTTCAATCTTTGCGGCGATAACGCCAATCTTTCGTAGTAATGGCATGTGGATGTCCTTTTATGCTGAGGTTGTTTGGCTTGTTTCGTCAACGCGATAAGTCACGCGACAATTAAATGTCATCGCTCGGCCCGAGTCGTCTGCCGGTTCAATTGCAACGGGCGGTGTAAATTCTGCGTTAATTGCAAGGTCATCGAATGTGTACCACGACGCCTGCGGATCCGATAGCGCGTCCATCGCTTCGACAACAAAATCATTCATTCGCTCGTCAATAGGCACTTCGTCATCCATGCTAGGCGCAACAATACATGTAATGTTTATTGGTAAAATCCACGCGACCTTTGCTGGATTTCCCATTGCGGATAACTCCGCGTCTGACTCAATGTCCTCGTGCGTCAAAATGATGGCGCCGTCTTTTATTTGAAAGTCAGACTTTCGATTCGGTCTGTAAACAGCGCTGCAAGTTTCAAGCTGCCGCAAACGGTTTTCGGCAACATCCATTATCTGTGTCACGAGTGAGGGCATGTCACGCTCCCGAGTTTATTTTAAAATTATATTTACGTATTTGATCTTTAATAAATTTGTCAATTCGATATGTCAAACGTTTTCGGATATCAAAGGTTAGCGGATGGCTTAGGCGATGTTTTTTCCAAACGCCCCAAGCAGAGGCGCCATGTAACTTTGCAATTTTTCGTCCGCCGATATTTACAAAAGCATGTCCGTTAAATTTATCTACGACAAACCCTTTTCTAAATTTGCGCGTTTTTCCTTTTATGATTTGATAACTAATACCATTGGGCGATTTTTTCTTGCCCGTCTTGACGAGTTGTTTTTTTAACTTGAACTCTTTAAGTGACGGTCGTTCTGATTTTTTAATTGACACAACCGCAAGCAGGCTTCCGCGCTTTGCTTTCTTTGTGACTTTGATTGCCTTTTTAATTACGCCTTGTTTTAAATTTATCTCCGATTGAACTAGCTTGGCGGCAGGTGATATTGCATCTTTTGCAACTTGATTAATTATCGTGTAAACAGCGCCGCGTATTCGCTTATCGCTAAATCCAATTTCCGCCAATTCCTGTAAGCGGTCAAAAGAGTCGTCTGCAAACTGTATATTGAGTCCAGTGGTCATCGAACCGCCACCTGCGTTACGCCTCCGTCTGACTCAATTAATGTGTAGACGGGACGCCACTCTGCCGTTCCGCCTCTTTTTAAAGACACATAAACTTCGTCACCTCCGTTATCAACCACGTGATTCTGAACGCCATCGTCTGCGTTATTATGAAAGTAAATCATTAAAGAAAACGCGACTGCATTTCCTACTTGGTCAATTGCGGTTGGCGGATTCCTATCAACGATAGCAGTCCGCGAAACGGTCGTTCCCGAGTCGCGGAATTTATACGAAACAGATTCGCCATGCTGCTCAAGCAACGTGGCGAATCCGTGTTCCATGCTATCGTTAAAAACAGTCATGCTACTAGGTGGTAATATTATCCAACAAAGCAGCGGCTTCGCTCAGCAGTACTTTCTGGTGTACGTCATGGCGAACGCGGATTACATCCGAACGAACTGTTTCGTCGCGGTACGACTCAATCATGCCGCCAGCAGTTGAACCGTCAGCGCTCCAATGAAACGTGCGACCGAGGCAAGGTTCCTTCGGATCACTACCAGTTGCAATGCGAGCGACCATCGCGTATTCGCCTGACCAGATTTGGGCTGGTGAAGCGCTCTGTCCTTCGTTGGCGCTATTCTTTGTTCCGCCTCCGACCAGAATATAATCAAGGTCAAAAACGGCTTTCAACATATTGACAGTAATATCTTGCGCCTTCGTAGGATCGCCTGCGCCACTTGACGCAATACGGTCACGAACTTGCGCACATTCTCGCAAGTTACGAAAAACCTTTTTATTAATAATCAGCGCGTTAGCCCACAAGCCGGATGCATCGTAGATTGCTTGGACTCGTCCTTCAACGTCATCGACGGGAGTTGCGTTTGTCGCATCGTCCCATTCGTTAGTAACGCTAGTCGGGGTCCAAGTGCTGGTATTGAAAATAGCGTCCGCTGCGCGCTTTTCGTGATTGACCATGACGGCCGACATCGCACGCTGAGTCGCAATTAACTCAGCGTCAAAGAAGTCCGCATACATCTCTGCTTCGGCGTCGTCAACAGGTTCCTCGTGACCATGTTCTTCACAAGAAAACGAATCCGTTGTGAACGTCCAATTGCTACGACTATAGCCAGATCCCGGCGCGCGTCGTGTTTCGCTATTCATTAACAGTTGAGCAAGTGGAATCTTACCAAAGATTCCGGCTTTATTCTGAACTTCCATGACTGGCAAAACTTGGTTAGCAATAAAGCCGCCCATATTTGCTTGCAAATCAAACGCCTCTAGTGAGGCTTCAAGGTCTGGCCTGTGTGTGGCAAGACTGGTGCTTGGACTAGGCATAGTTATTTACTCCGTTTTATTTTTAGGGTTAGGATGCGGCAGTATCGCCAGCGTTGTTATAAAGCATTTCGATAATATCGTTCTCGGCGGCAGCGGCTTCCAAAGCAGTGCCGACAATAAACGATGTTGCTTGCGCAGTATCTTGAACTTCGCCGTCTGCTTCGCTATAAAGCAAAGCGCCGGCATCGCACGCTTCTTTTGCGCGGACTTTATGCGTTCCCGCAGCGCTTCGTAGCTTAACGCTTACTTCGTCGCCAGCGGCCAAAGCTGCGGCAGTTTGCAACGTTCCAATACCCTTTTCTGTTAAACCAGCCTTGGTTACTTTCCCGTCGGAATCCAACTTCACGCGACTATACAATTCAATTGCTTCGTCAGCGGTGAAGGTCTTAAACCCACTATCGTTTCGTTGACTCATTTTAATCCTCCGTTAAACCGCGACATGTCGCTCTTGGTTATACTCCGACTCATTAATAACTTGTTCACGCAAACCGGGATGTTGTCGGTTTACCATCTTGATTGCGCGTTCCCTTGCCGATCCTGTGCTGTCCATATAATCTCGAATTGCTTGTTCCCATTTCGCACGAAAAGTGCGCGAAACGTTTTTGGCTTTTCGAATCTTAGTGGCAACAGGTCGAAGGGATCCAGTTGCTTTTGCTTCCGGCTTTTCTTCTTCTTTTTCTTCTTCTGCAACAACGTCTTCCGTCTCTTCTTTTTCTTCTTCTTCGACTTCTTCCGTTGTTTCCTCAACCGACTCCTCCGCCGGTTCTTCTTCTTCTTCGTCTTGCATTTTTTCTTCGTACTCTGCAATTGTCGCTTCGGCAATCGCAAGCGCTTGCTTCAACTCTTCCAGTTCTTGAGCCTGTGCGTTGTTATGGACGGCTGTAATTTCGTCCAAGTCTGTGCCAGCTTCCAGTTGCGCCAGAATGAATTGATCGTTAGCACCACGACACCGCGTCCTAATTGCAGCGATGGTTTCACCGATTGTCTTCACATCAGACATCTTTGAATCCTCCAGTTCGGAATCATCGCCGCGCGGCGCATCCACGTTAGACGCTAACAACCTTTGCGGCATGTTTTTATAGTTCTTGTGATTGCCCATTGCGACAGCGAGCGCACGACCGGTTATTCCAGTTGCAAAGCCATACTTAATCGCGTCGGACGAATCAAACCAAGTTTCTTCTCTCATCATTTTTTCGGCTGTCTGCGCCGATAGATTTGTTGACCCTTCGTAATCAATAACCATTTTTTCCCGTATGCTATCAATCAAATCTGCTTGTTGTCGAATCTCGTTTGCGGTACCCCAGCCTTCCGACATTGGTTCGTGAATCATCACCCAGCCGTTTTCAGCAATTAACCGTTCGTCTCCAGCAAGGAAAATCACAGACGCAATTGATAACGCCGACCCGATACAACGAGTCGTAATATTTGCGGGATGCGCTTTTAACGCTTCTGCAATGGCATTACCCTCAAACACGCTTCCGCCTTCACTGTTTATATCAACGTAAATTTGATCCACGTCGGACGGAAGGCTGCGGAGTTGTTCGATAAACGCTTTACTCGATAACTCACCGGGATCTCGGCCGATAGTTTGTAAAATTGTCAGTGTTGTTTCAGCCATGTATTATTCCACATCGTCGATTGTTTCTTGTTGGGTTGCTTCAAGTTCTGTCGAAAGCCCGACTGTTAAGCCGGGCGGTAAAGGCAGCGCGACGAGTTCTCGCCAATGAACAGGACTGTCTGGGTATTTTTTGTTTAACTTCGCCGCGCGCTTTTTCGCAATCTCGATTGCCAGTGCGTTATCGTCCACTGTCTCTGCAATAATTTCTTCCCAGTCATTGGAGCGTTCCGAATGAAGTCGTCGAGGCGACGTGAGATTGCCCTGTAGTCTCGTAATATCACCTTGCGCGTCACGGATTGGTTCAATGTAAGGCCATTGTGGAGGATTGAATTTATGTCCGTAAATATCAACCTTAGCTTTCTTCGATGCTTGGCGAATGGCCGAGTCGTTTTTCATCCACTGGTTGATCTTCCAGCAGTGAAACGGATCGTGCAGTCTTTTGACTAAATTTCGTTGGTGATATTTAAAACCCTTGCGCGCCTCGTCAACTGCGCCGCGCCATCCGCTGAAATTTGTTTCGCTTCCGTCCATTAAAACTAAGACAAGAGGCAAGCCAAGATTGGCGCCAATTAATTGCATTAATAGTCGCACTTGTTCAAAATATTCTGCGTTTGGAACATTGGGACTAAACCCTTCTAATGTCTCGCCCGGCATCCCGGTTATTTCCATTCCGGGTGAAACATTATCAAGCTGCCTTGACTGATTTGTGCTTGTCGTTCCGGTTGACTCGCTGCCGTATCCTTCGCCGCCTAGCGACGGAGTCACGGCGCCAATTTGCTGCGTTCTTAAAATTGCAAAACAGGAAACGATTTGTTGTTGAACGAGCTTGGCGAAATTAACGTCCTCCAACATTCCGGCTAAATTAAACACCGGCGCCAGTTTGGTTACGCCTCTTGTCAGTGTAATTCGCTTGGGATCGTAGACGTGGAAAAACTGCCGGATGCCATCGGAGTTTCTAGCAGGCATTTTAATTGGATCACTAGGCGTCGTGTCCATTGGGTCAATGGCGTCCTCTGAAATAAAGAACGCCTCACGACGACGATGCTCGTTTAACTTGACGCCGAGAACAATGTTGTCCTCGTCTGGTGAGTCATGACGGATTTGATGCGCTTCAATAAACTGTAATTTGTTTTCTTTTTCCAAAGCAGCGAGTCCGCAATCGCCGTCCAAAAACATTGACCTACAAGCCAGCCATTCCATGTCATGAAAGTTCATTTCCTCTGCAATGTCTAGCATGTCAGGATTGGTTGTTTCCGCCAGCCACCTAGCTTTCAGGTCGGCATCTAATTTTCGGTCGCCGGTTTTGAAGTCCAGACTAAATCCGTCTTGAACGATATTGTTACAGGCGCGGTCCATGACTTGACCAATCATGGCGTCATTACGATCCATGTCACGCGCTTTTTCAATAGCGTCGTAATAGTCGCGCTCGTTTCTAATGTGATAGTCGCCGGATCCACCCTGCGGCGCCAAGCCTTTGCGCTTTCTATTGAAACGACTTTGCTTCGTCATTTCGTAATCGTTTTTCAGACTTTCGTACAAGTCCGACAATTTGGTTTTGCTTTTGCCGTTTCGACTAGACATGGTTACCTTCCAAAGTCGTTTTGCACGCCGAGAAATCGCGTGCGTGAGCCTGCTGTGTTTGCAGACACATACGCTTGCGCTTCCTCTTTAATTGTTCGTAGTTCTTCCACCGACCAACTTACGGAGGATCCACCTGCCCCGCTTGATTCCGGGGTTACGACTAACAGCTTGCGACATAGAGTCACTACCGTTTTTGCTTTTGACAGCGACTGCGTTTCCTCGTAATCGAGTGCGTCGAGCAGTTGTGTTCGTAGGGATGTAAGAGTTGCCATGCCACTAAAGTAGCGTCAACGAAAACTCGGTCAACTATTTATTCTGGAACTGAGCTATTTATTTGTTCTAGTAGCCAGCGCATCGCGTCAACAGGATGTTTAACAGGTCGGTTATTCGTCAATCTAATTTCATTTGATAAGACGCCGTGAAATAAGAGTGAAAGACCTCGTTTTTGTTCGCCCGTTAGTCGACGAAGAAATACGGAGTCTGTCTGGTAAGCGTCAGTTTTCTTGACAGGTATATCGGCTGTTACGGATTTTCCAGAAACTTTCTTAACCGATGGCTTACGTCCTCGTTTTTTTGGCTTTGGCATTTCGCCTACTGAGGGTAAATCCGTTCTTTTCATTTCTACTTCCTTTGCGTAATTAAGTATGGTTGTCCGCTAGGAGTCAAAAACGGTTTGATGTTTTTTTCCTTTGCGGTGCTAACGACAGGTTGTGAATATGTTCCAAGTGGTAACTGTACGCCCTTCATTCGCGCAGCGGCACAGGCCATGTATGTGGCGTCCAGAAAGTGATTGTTCCGGTTGACTTGATGCCAGTACTTACGAATACCCTTGCCCGGTATAAACTCCTCGCGCCGTTCTTCCGCCACAATGTGATGCGAGTAGCTTAAATGTTTTTTTCGATCCTCTGTGCTATAGACTGAAAGACTAGCAGGCATGTAATGTCGCGCTTCGTTAAATGTTGGCGTCAAGAAACGCTCGTGAACGAATTGCTTCCAGTAGTCTGTGTCAAGTAAATACAGCCAAAGGTTTTCTTGCTTTTGAAACGAGGCGTACCAGTTCTCACCCGGTATTCTGTCTTTGCTGGCTTTTCCAACTGAAAACGAACGACTGTTAATTCCTTTCGACGCCATGAACGGAGTTCCGCCAACTTCACGAATGAATTGATAGGCCGTTTTCGTGAAGTCGCCAGAGTCTACTAAAGCCATGTCAATAGATTTTCCGACGCTCAACATTTCGGATCGCCAGCGAACAAGAGAATTAAATAAAGCAATTTCCGACGCTTGACTATCTGTTTCTGTCCCGACTCCGTGTACTTCTATAACTCCGTAGTCGACAACATTTCCTATGCAGTCAGGTTGCCACCCAATCATTACCCAATGACATAAATATTTACCAAGGTCAATTCCTACAGTTACGAGTTTGTGTTCGGGATGCCATTCGCCTTGGTCGAGTCCTGACATTCTTTTACCAACAGTCGCTGCCGTTAAGCCGGATGTTTCCGGGCCGGATTCCTCTGACGGGTCGTTCTGACATTCCGATAAGAACGACTCCATTCCGTAATCAGCAATTATGTTGTAGCAATGTTGAAGCGCGGATACCTCTACGTTCCATCCGTCAAGCAAAACAGTTTGGTCGAATCTTTGTGGATTCGAAACGACGGCGCCAGCGTCCATTTGTTTTCGATTATCAATGTAAAATTGCGTTGCGTCCCTTCCTTCTTTATCACCGGCGCGCTGCCCTTCCTGACGTTGAACAATGTATTCTTCCCACATGGCGGAGTTATCTGGAAACTCGTCCAGCATTTTAAATCGTTTTCCTGACCACGATGACTTCTGTTTGGGATCCGTGTATTGATAGGCAAGGCAATATCTGTTTTGAATCGTACATAGCATCACTCGCGCAATTCGTTTCATTGGCCCCGCAAGTCCTGCGATGTCACGGTCAATGCTTTGTGACCGAATTGAAATCTGGTGCGACGACATGGCGCTTTCTCTTGTTTCCGGGTCGTCAATTAAAACAAAGTCTGGCCGCATCCCGTTAATTATTAATCCGCGAATGGCTGCGTCTAAGCCGAAGTACGCCAGTGAAACGCCACCGTATGGCGAACCTTCAATAGTTGGTAAAGTAAACGACGAAGCCTTCCATGCGATACGAGTTAACTTCCCATTATGCCGCTGCATGTTCCCGCGCTGCGGTGCGCCCTCAAGTGCTTTGACGGGATCCGCAATTTCTGGAAAGTCGTCGCCCAGCAACTCGTTATTTTCAAATTGATACTTTATGTCTTTGAATATTCGTTCTGCATGTGGCCCTGTTTGCGCAATGATAATCGGAAACCTGACCCATTGATTTAAAATTGCATAAATCATCATCACGGTTGCCACGGTTGTTTTTCCTTCACCGCGCGGAGCTGAGATTGCTTGGTCACCGCCATACTCTGCAACGTGACAAATTGCTTCAATCATTTCGTCGTGATGTTTGGCGTTTGACATATAGAACCGATCCGCAAAGTATGTCTGTATAAATTGCTTTGGATCCTTCAATGCGCTTGCACGTCTCTTTTTGTCCGCGCATTTACGGACAGTTATTTCCATTTCCGCAGCGCGCTTGCGGCGCATAATTTCGCGCTGCGACGAACGGTATTCTGGTTTAACTTTTGATAAAGCAGCGCGCCCGTCTGCCGCAAATTTCTCTGCTCGTTTTATCTGTTCTTCGAGCTGCTCAATCTGTTGTTCGCTTTGTGGTTTGTCGCTCATTCATTTAACGATAAAAGTGCGAAGAACTCTGACCGCGCACGCTGGTCATCCTTAAAGTTTCCTCGTATGCAAGACGTAATCATCTGTGCATCCTTTTGCCGAACGCCTCTACAAGCCATACATTGGTGCTGCGCTTGCATTACAACGCCGACGGCTTTTGCGTCTAAATTCTTTTCTACTGCTAAGGCAATTTGCTCAGTCAGCCTTTCTTGAACCTGAAGCCTTTGCGCGTAACATTCGACGACTCGCGCTAATTTTGACAAGCCAACTATTGTTCCGTTTGGAATATATCCAACAGCCGCGCGACCAACAAACGGCAATACATGGTGTTCACAAACGGAGGTAAAACGTATTCCGTTTAAGATAACGATTTCGTCCGAGTCGCTTTCAAATTGTTTGCTTAGAATTTCGTCTGGATTTAGAAAATAGCCGCTCGTCATTTCACCCAATGCTTTAACCATTCGAGCAGGCGTTTCCGGGTCGATACCAACAGGCATTACTCTCGTCAGTAATTGCGCAGCAAGATCGTGTTCAATTTCTACCGCATTGGCAAAAGTAGTTTGTGAGTCTGTAGGCTTAGTTTCCATTTGGGATTTTCCATTATTAAGGCTTGGCACCATTTCACCGCTTTCAGGTCAGGGGATCCGTCTGGGTTAAACGTAGGGCTTAAATAAAAATGCTCTGCTTCAAGTCTAGGCTTAGGCAGCGCCATATTATCGTTTATTACATATCGTAATTCATTGACAGGTCCGCATCGTAAAGTATGTTCGGCCGTTTTTGGGGAACAGCTTATCCAGTCAACCGAGTCGGGTAGTTCACGTGTTCCGTTTGTTTCGACGGCGTGAAAATAATCTGGTAATGAAGCAAGCAACGTTTCCGATAATTGAAGCGCCGGTTCACCTCCCGTCCAGATGATGTTGCCGCATTTATTTTCGTCAAGACTTTTGATCGTTTCGATCAATTCGTTTTCTGTGTACTTAATTCCATTCGACCAATTCGTGTCGCAATCAAATCCATGTTCCTTTATGTTGCAAGTAAGATTACAACCCGAAAACCTGACGAATACGTTTACTGTTCCAGTTCGATTTCCTTCGCCTTGGATCGAGTAGAATATTTCATTGACGCTATAGGTCCGTTGTTTCAGCATAGCAATTTTCACTTTCGGCTAGTCGGTAGTTTGCGGAATTATTTTGTGTTTCATGGCAGGTAACTTTGACGACTCGAACCCGGCCACCCGTTTCTTTTTCAACTACATTGGCAGTTTTGCAAAAGATAAATTTGGCGAATGATTCACAGCCGACATTGACCATAGTCCTAAGCTGGATCAATCCTTTTTGATCCATTTCAATAAAATCAGAAAGATGTGGATCGTCCTCCGCTATTATGGTCGTGTGGTCGAACCATAATTTAAAATCGTTTTTCAAACCATTCGCCTTAAAAGCCCCGAAATCCATCACCCAGTTCCGGTCGTCCAATTTACCAGCAAACGTGATATTGAATTCTAAAGCGTATCCGTGAAGAAACTGACAATGCGAGTCGGCACGCCATTGACGAAAGCAAGTAGAATATCCGGTGAATCGTTTGGTGGATTCATACATAAGCATTTTTAATTTTCCCACTCATCCGCCGCGTGCAAGTTGTCGTGTTTTTTTGCGTAGCCACGAATTACGATATCCCATTGTCAGCCCCGTCATTGGAGCGTAAACATTAAACTGATACAGCGCATTGTTATACCTATCCGATGCCAATGAATAAATCGTTTCGTTTTTATTAATTAACTGTTGTAGTCGTTTGCTGTTTTGAAAAATCCAACGACGATATTGCTCTGTTTTCAAATCCGTTATTTTCAATTCGTATGGTTCAATAATATCGCTCGGATTTAGCACTCCATATTTTGCCGACAGAATAAAATATCGCTCCGTTGTTTTTTTAACTATGCTCGTGGACATTTTAAAAAACGAACCTAGGTACATATCTTCTGCGCGACATTTTTTTATTTGTTTTTTTGAACCACATCCTATGATTCCAATCATGCGTACTCCACCGGATCCTCTTTTCCAATATTTGCAAACGCCTCTAATCGTTCCTGACAGGCGCCGCATTTACCACATGATTCGTCTTGGTCTTTATAACAGGTCCGTGTCCACGCGTATGGAACGCCATGTTCGTGGCCGTAATTTAAAATCGTTGTTTTGTCTCCGTCAAGAAACGGCGCAACACAATCAACCTTTCCGTCAGTTGAATATTTAAGAGTTTGCTTAAGTGAATTGAAAAACTCAGGTCGGCAGTCGGGATAAATCGCGTGATCGCCCGAGTGAATCCCAAGCCACAGTTGATCGATGCCAAGTGACTCGGCAAGCCCCGCAGCAATCGAACTGAAAATCATGTTCCTATTCGGGATCACCGTTTGCTTCATTGTCTCTGACTCGTAGTGACCCTCTGGTATCGCGCCGCCCGTTTGAAGTAGATTGGACTCAAACTCATCAAACAAAGATGTCACGTCGATGACACGTCGTTGAACCCCCGCAAACGCGCATAATCGACCACCCTGCAAAAGTTCATATTTATTATGTTTTGACGGATATTGGAACGAAACAGCGCAACAATTGGCTTTTCCTACCGTATTTATCATGTAATACAAAACTGTTGCCGAATCCATTCCGCCGCTAAGTAAAGTCATTGCTTTCATTGTTTTGCTTCCCAAAACCGTTTTGCTTTTAATAACCACTCGACTTGAGTGCCGCCGCAACATGCGCAAAAGTATTTCGTTCCCAACTCGCCAATGTCCTTTTGATACCAAAGGATTTGTCGCGCTGCGACTACTGTAACCATAGTTGCTTTTCGTCCTCTGTTCCTCCACTCTTCCTTGTCCTTTAGTTTTCTAAAATCCAAGTCGTAGTGTTGACGTAAGGCTCTGCAAACAGCCGGTGCTGGAGGTCGTTTGCTTGCTTCTCTACTCGTGTATTTTGCTGTTTTAAAATTGCCGAGATAAATCGACATCGCTCCAAATTGCTGCCCCGCACACCAACTGCTAGAATCGACGGACGTTGGTTTATAGGCAGTAACGTAATCTTGATTGCAAAAGCCAAGCAAATGGACTTTTCTATTTCCTATTTGCTGCATTATGTTATTAATGAACGCTTTATTTTTTCTTGTCCCGACCAAACCGCCAATCGCGATCATGTCGGTCTGATTATAAAATCGTTCTATTGCGTCCGAGTGTTCGCCTCTTGTGAAGATTGGTAGCGGATCAAATCCGCGACGTAACATCGTTTGGTAATTCTTTTCTGTCGCAATAGGATCCCCAATAACGTCAAGGACGAAATACTTCCAAGGCTTGAACGGAAGCGTTTCAAGAAAGCGACAATAGTCGTCAAGTTTAATTTGCTTTCCAGACTTCCATGCTGTGAAAGCTCCCGAGTCAATTAATACAGTCAAGTCCTTTTGATTGGCCGTAATTAATTTCGCAAAAGATTTATTTAAGTAGGGGTAAGCAACAAGCACGTTTGTCTTTGGCATTTTCATTCAACGATAAACTCCATTCCCGCGTCATGTAGCGCTTGCGCAATACATCCTGTTGCGTCCTCTTTTTGTTCTTGCAAAACAACGACTTTAATCGTCGCCATTATTCCCTCGTCTGTGAGGCCGTCTGTGTCAATAAGTTCCTCACCCGTTTTCATGTCTGTGTCCCATTCACCTGCCAGAATTTGAAGCTGTCCAAGCAAGTCGTCGTTTAATTCTGGAACAGAGTCAATCAACTCTCCGACCTTGTCTTTGTCAACATCTGCCAAGTAGGTCAATGTATCGTAACTTGCAAGCAGCTGCTCGGCTTCCTCGTCTGTCACATCTAACAGCAGGCAAGGAACGTCGTCTAGTTGATCGGCGCGAAGATGTCCGTCAATCAACATATACCCGTCACCGTCAGACGGTTCATAAACGATGCAAGCGCCCGCGACTCCGATAGATGCCAAAACGTTTTTGAATGAGTTCACTTGGGCGTCAGGATGCTGCCGCCAGTTCTTTGGATGCGGCCGCAATTCACTTGACGGCAAACGCTGGAATCCTTTGATTCGGTCTTTGATCTTCACGACTCGTCCTCCACTCGGCCCACCTAACTAACTGTGTCTAATTTTTTTGGGACTCTAATGGCCA